TTGTGGTTTTTACGAACGCAATGCTGAATATGTGCTTGATTACTTTAATCAATTGCCGTGGCAGGTGGTTGACTACAGCCCTGATACCATATATAATATACTTTATGCAAATACTAACCCTTGATGACAATCAGTCCTATGATCTAAACACGTTGCCCGACGAAGTGGATGACATGCGATTCGCCATACTTGATAATTCAGATCCCAGCAATCCTGATTATCATTACATACCTTTGATATACCTAGAAACTTTTACAGCACCTGCTTTGGTGCTTAAAATTGGCAATGATATAATCCGCATGCCCATGGACTGGCAAGTGCTGATAGGTGAGCCTGATCTAGGCGACTTAGAAGTATTGCCACTCACAAGTATAAATGATCGTGGCTTTAAAGTGTTCCAGTTCAATCCATTGAGTAGCTTTCGTCCCAGTTTTCCAAGCATAGAAATTCTAGATGTTTATCACGAAGTGACCTGGTATGCACCCAAGCTTAAAAACGGACAAATGTTGGCAGTGCCTTTGAACAATGATCCTAGTCCGGACTGTGTTTATTTTGTCAAGGACATTAGTAGGAATTGCGAGATAGTTAACTACAGTTTAGCATGGTAATCATATGAAACAATATCAAACCGACCCCGACAACCCAGTTGTTGCCCCAATAATCAAACCCAAAGTAGATGAGTCTCCCAGCCAGATTCGAGAGCTAGAGGCCAAGCTTGCTGAGCAAGATAATAAAATAAATCGCATGCACCGAGATATTGTGCGTCTCAGAGAAGTCATCAACCAATTGGCAGCAAAAATCAAATGAGCGATCGGCTAAACATACGCTATGAGATGGCCCGGCTTGATGGCAAAGACCGTGATTTTTACAGCAGTCTCACTGATGAAGAACGCAAAAAGTTTAGCCCCTATCTCATGATTCGCTGGAGTAGCACAGTGCAGGGCACACAGGAACTGCAAGAATACTATGTGCAAAGCTGTAATCACTATCTCAACAAACACTTTTTTACAGTAAACAAGCACCCGCAATTGCAGTGGCTCATGAGCACAGCAGTGAGTCCAGGAACTGGTAACCACACACATCCGTGGATTGCCCCCAAGAAAAAAGACAAAGGCAACACTGATGTTAAAAAAATGTTGATGAAATTGTATCCCAACATGAAGATGGATGAAGTTGAACTCATGAGTCGCATCAACACCAAAAAAGAGCTTGCGGCACAACTCAAAGACATGGGCAATGATACTTCACTATAACAAGTTTTTGAAAATTTAAAACATGTCGTTTGTTTGTCAATATTGTGATCGTAGTTTTATCAAAGAAACCACACTGGCTGTGCATGTGTGTGAACAAAAACGACGGGAACAAGAACGCAATGAGATGGGAGTGCAACTAGGGTTGCAGGCTTATCTAAAGTTCTATGACTACACACAAGGGTCTAGCCGGTTAAAGAGCTGGGATGGATTTGTCAAAAGTCCTTACTATAGGGCGTTTGTCAAATTTGGTAGGTACTGCATGGGACTACGAGCTGTGAACCCAGTTAGGTTCATGGACTGGTTGTTGAAGAACAACAAGAAAATTGACTATTGGTGCAAGGATGCATTTTACACCGAGTACCTCATTGGGTATCTGCGAGTAGAAGCAGTTGACGATGCCTTGGCTCGTGCAATTGAATATGGTATTGCCTGGCAAGAGTCCACAGGCAATCCAGCACATGATTGTCTTAGATATGGCAATGCAAATGCAATATGCCATGCAGTGACCACAGGTAAAATCAGTCCCTGGGTAATTTACAACAGTGAGAGTGGACAAAAGTTTTTAAACTCGCTTGACCAAACACAGATTGCCATGATCTGGTCCTACATTGACAGCGATGTTTGGCAAAAGAAATTCAATGATTACAGTGCTGACCAAGCTTACTCACAAGAAATATTAAAACAGGCTGGATGGTAATGATATACATTGACTTTGTTGGGGGTGCACATGGCAACTATCTAGAGTTTGTGTGTAATCGAATTCTTGGGCAAGTAGTAACAGCCGCACCCACTCCATTTAACGCCCTGGGCGGCGCACATCAAAAAACGTATCTCAGTGACACCATGTTTCAGTGTGGACACTATTCAGTCAGCAACATTCCGTTGGTTGACTCTGCAGTAATTTCTATACAGTTTACAACTGATGACCTGTTGGCTTTGCAATGTATAAGTTTGTTACGTGCCGGAGACTACAACGTGGATCCAGAAAAATTAGAGATTGATACTTATAATAAACTTGATACTACACATTACCGGTGGGTTCGAGAAAACATTATTTCACAGTACTTTAATAATCAACTTGTAGACGGTTATCAAGCCGTGGCAGATTCTAGTTGGCCAGCGATCACCACCCAGGCAGAATACCTACAATTACCAGACCACGTCCGTGAAGAATGTGAGACTGTGCATAATCTTAAATTTTATCAATTTGATGCTGACCACCCAGATTGTCCCAGGCACATACTTAGAGAGTTTTTCCGATTTGGATTCTTGCAACCAGAACGCCACGGGCTTGTACTCAATCAGGAACAGATGGTGTATCACCAAAGTTGTCAAGTTAAACGGTTTGAGTTTGGCAAGTTTTACAACATGGATCAATTCATACATGAAATTCATGATCTGGCAAATTGGCTAGAACTTGCAGTTGATATCAATGATGTTGAATTGTTAAATCTACACCAAGAATTTTTAAAACGTCAACCCTTTGCACACAGCAAACAATACTGTGATAGTATAATATCAAGAATGATTGCTGGTGAAGAATTTGAGTTGCCCAGCATCAACGTCATCTACGAAGGCTATATTGATGCTAGACTTCAACAACTACTTGAGCGTACAATACCAATTAACGAAGATGGTTGGTTTACTCACTCACTACAAATACACAATTTATGAGCGCAGACATCGACATTGATCTCCCGGACCGAAGCAAGGTGCTTGAATTAATCCAGCATACCGCAGCCATGCAGGTGACGGATGGGCAAGTGCGACGACACAATTCGGGCGTGTACGTCACTGAAGTCCCGCAAGATCTCATCAACAAGTGTGCAGCCATTGACTATCAAACTGCCGAAAATCGTGGCTACTTCAAGTTGGATTTTTTAAACATGAGTGTGTATCAGTTGGTGCGTGACCCAGCACACTATGAAACATTGCTGACAACATCACCACCCTGGCAGCGATTATGGGAAGATCCTGCATGGTCCAGCCAACTAGTTCACGTGGGAAAATACACAGACTTACTGCGCAGTATGCGTCCTGACAGTGTGCCCAGAATGGCAGCGTTTATCAGTATTATTCGCCCGGGCAAAGCACACTTGCAAAATCGTGCTTGGAGCGAAGTATTTGATGAAGTTTGGAACGGGGACGATAGCCGGGGCTACACATTTAAAAAGTCACATAGCTTGTCCTATGCCATGCTGGTGGTACTACATATGAATCTGCTGGATGAAATTAATCCAGCTTCCTGACCAGGGTAATTGATCTTCGTTTGCTCTTCTTCTGACTAATATCAGTTAAACTGCACACAGGACCGTGCAAGATTTGCAGATCTCGATTGCTGAAAGTTCTGAGATAGGGGCGAAATTGCTCCCATTCTGCTTTCAAAAATATGTTGATGGGGATACTACGGTTGCTCTCCCACCACCAGGTATTGGCCAAGTCAATAAATTGATTTTTCTCTTCGTCGCTTAAAATACTGCCAAAATCATACAAAGTTGTTATTGCGTTATCGCGATTTTGTATAATACCCAGGTATTCGTTGCCGGCATACACGCATAGGGTGATGAAGGGCCACCGTTCGCTTAAAGTACGTAATAAATTTTCACCCATAAATATGAAAGGAGATCCTCATGTATTCAACCACTGCCTATTTATATCAACAAATACAAACGGTAATTTTGGTAGACATCACGGGGGCATACTTTGACCGGAGGTGGGAACCAGTGTACGCAAAAAATTTAAAACTTAACCTTGGAGTAGACAATGTCATACTTTTTCAATTCCAAAATCAAGATCAAAAACCAGTAAATATTACCGGTAGTACATTCACCTTCCGCATTATTAGTCAAAATGGCGAAAATTTATTAATTGCCAAAGAACTAGTAAGTCTAAGTAATGCCCTTGGTCGAGCCAAAGTTACAATCACTGCTGCCGAAACGCTACACTTTCAGGCTCAACCTGCAAGTTGGAGCATTGAAGTCAGCTCTGGAGTACTTAACCAAGCTGTGCTCACTGACGATTATTCTGGCGCCCGAGGCGTCATTGACATAGTTGATTCAGTGTTTCCTGCCTTTGTTGCCAGCTCAGTGCTGACTATTCCCAGCCAAGCACCGGATAGTAGCATTTATTATTCCAGCACATTGACCACAGATGGTGCACCCTTAACTACTTTCCAACTAGACACTGTGGACTACACAGGTACAATAGCAGTTCAAGGCGCCACCGCCGCCACCGCCAACACGGTTGAATGGTACAATATATCTTTTGAAGATTTAAAAAATGGAAACACTGTATCTGAGTTGACATTTGTTGAAGAAACTGCTCGCAGAGGAATCAACGTTGAAGGATACCATCCCTATATTAGACTTGAATTTGGTATTAGTAACGGCAACGTAGATCTTATAACTTATCGATGAAATTTAAAAAAATTGTTGGATTTGGTGACAGCTGGGTCTGGGGCGATGAGTTGTTAGACCCAACCTTATTAGCCAACGATAAAAACGCACACCCAAGCTGGTTACAAAATACTTCTTACAGAGAACGCAATTGCTTTTTGGGACTGCTAGGCAAACATTACAGTGTCCCAACTGAAAACTTTGGAATTCCAGGTGGAAGTTTACAAAGTACTATTTGGACTTTTCTTTGGTGGCTTCGTCACGAACCAAACCCATCAGAGTGTTTAGTGCTAACTGGCTTAACTGAAGGCAGTAGGATGAGTTTTTTCAATCCCAACCATCAACGCATGAACAATGATCCGCCTTGGAATCAATTTGTTCACAGCGCCTGGGTGCATGCCGGGGTTGAAGATGGTCCAGTAACACGAGAATGGACTGATATGATCAAACGCTACATGGTGCTCAGTGAAAGCGATCCCTTGTCAATGTTAAATTACGAGCAGGCGTTGTACTTTTTTGATGGACTAGCTGCCAGAAGAAACTTGCCAATGTTGATCTGGGATATCAGTCCCCCACACGAAGAAATTTCAGTACCTTCCAAAATACTGCCGGGATTCAATTTTGTGCACTGGTTGCGACGACACCCCAATGAAAAGCAATTAACATTTCCGGGCGGCCATCCCAATGAAAACGGACACATCATGCTCCAAGATATCTTGCAACAAGAGATAGATCGTGTTATAATGTCTGTGTGATAGACGTAATCAACTACCTACCAGCCAAGAGAAAACAAACACCATCGGGGTGGATCAGCTTCAACGCAGTTTGCTGTAGCCACAACGGCAACAGTTTGGACAAGCGTCAGCGTGGTGGATTCAAATCCAGTGACCAAGGTTGGAGCTACCATTGTTTCAATTGTGGTTACACTGCTAGTTTTATTTTAGGACGACAGCTAACATTCAAAGCTCGAAGGCTGTTGGGGTGGGTGGGGGTGCCGGACAATGAGATTGACATGCTCAATCTTGAAAGTTTACGACATCGCAACATCCATGGCATTATAGAAGATAGGCAACGAACGTTTAATGTACTACAAGCCATTGAGTTTGAAGAACGAGATCTACCACCTTTTGCAGAGTTATTGACTGATGAACACAAGTATTACACAGAGTATGTGAGGTCAAGATGTGTTCCCCGAGACTTTCCTGTGATGATACAAGAGCGCACAGACGGCGTTCATTGGGTGCGTCCGCACGTTGTAATTCCATTCACTCATAATGATAAAATTGTGGGATGGACTTGTAGATTTTTAGATAACAAGCAACCCAAGTTTATCAGTGATAGTCAGCCTGGGTATGTGTTCGGCACAGATTCACAGC